GTCATCCTCTGAAGTGTTAGAGGCGTCTATGCGTAGATGCTCCTTTACCTCTGTTAAGGTTATTGGCTCTATGGCCGGGGCCGTAAATAGTTCTAGTCCGTTCATTTCTTCTTACCAGCCTTTTTAGACTTGGCAGAAGACTTGGAAACTTCAGTAGTAACTACTTCAACTTTTTTACGTGCAGTAACCGCTTCAGCATATCCTTGAGCAATTAACCGCTTGGCTTTTTCGGTGCTTACCGTTGCAATATCGCCCGCGTTAATAATAAGGTTAGGCCCTGCCCTGCCTACTAAGTATTTTATTTTCATAGCTTTAATAAATAAGGTCTGGAGGAGGCTCTAAAAGATTTTCCCGCTTTAGAAATCTCTTAAAGAAATCCCCCTCCGTTCCTATATTTTCACTTAAATTTTACGTATTCAAGTGTCTTAACGCTCTAACTGCTTCGCTTTGGATGAGCTTCCCTTCTGTTCTTAAAAAAGCTACGTATCCAACTTGGAATGTGTCGGCAAAGCGTTCGTCCATCCGGATCAAATCGAATCCTAGTACATCTCTTATGATATACTTTTTTAGGTCGCCAAAGATTACGGAGCGATTTCCCGCTGCGATTGATTCCATATCCTGGTCAATAACGTAATTATGACCTAAGATCAAATCCGGTGTACCTTCAATTAATGAAGGCCTCCAAAGATATTGCCCGTCTGAATCCTTTAAAGTAGAAATACTCTTTAAAGTTGAGTCGTTCATTACCCATGTAGCGTTCATCCTGTAAGCCGGATCAAGATCGTGCTTTAACCCGATCATGTCATCCATGCTAATAGTTGCATCGTCAGCCGCACTGAAAGGAGTTGCTGAATCTTTTACTCCTGTTGGTTGGCCTGATCCACTACCAGCGATGTAAGCCGTTGCAGTAACCCTTCCGATACGCTCTCCTAAAGCCTGAGCTACGTGAGAATCAATATTAAAAGCTGAATCTTGCATCAACTGGCGACTGAACTTAACGTGGCGAGAACTGGCAGTAAACGCATTTAAGGTTACGCTGGAAAAAGATTCGTCTTGCTCGGCAGAAGTTACATTCTCTGCTAACCACTCTCCAGTTAGTGAAGTTGAATCAACCGTAGGCCAATCCAAAGCACCACCAGCAGCAGTATTGATCACCTTAGCAATAGAGCGAATACCGCCGTAAGCCTTCATGGCTACCTCCATTTCGTCAGAAAATTCCTGTGGAACCATGTAACCACCAGCAGAATCAGTTCCAGCGGCTTGTGCCCGCTTCTCACTCATTACTTCGCGTTCGTTGTTGTTTAGCCCAGAGATACCTCCTTTAAGGTAGCTGCTAAAGGCACTAGAATACTGCTTCTCAGTATCTACTACTTCGTCGGTTGTAGTGTTTACTTCAGCAGCCTTCGCCTCTATTACTTCCTTTTGCTCTGCATTTAATTCGTTAATTTTCTCAACTCTTTTAACTTGCTTGTCAAAGTCTGCATAATCCTCCAGGTGCTTAGCGTATTCCGCATCTTGCTCCGGAGTAAGGTCTGTACCTTCTTTCTGTGCGAGTTCTACGATTGAGCGCGCAGCAGTAAATGCCTTTGCCCTATCTTCCCGCAATTGTTTTGATTCCAATAACATTGTATTAAAATTAAATTATAAGCGGGAAACATTATAGCGGGATATTTTTACAAAAATAATATTATTCGTTCAACTCCTTTTCAAGAAGCTCCAGTTCTTTTTGCTTTAACGCTAAAGAGTTGCCTTGTGGCTCTGGTGCTGGTTCGCTTTTCTCAAAAGTCAATCCGTTCTTTTCAACTTGATCCATCTGGCGCACTGCCATCGGGTTAGAAGGTATGTTTACGATGCTCCACTCTAGCAAGTCGCGCTTGCCGTAGTGATATACTTCATCTTCAGAGCCTTCTACTGCCCTAAATTCGCCATCTTCCAGCGGGCTGAATCCTACCGATGTAGCTTTTAAGGTTCCAAATTGCACCTTCTTAAATATCTTTTCCGCCAAAGGGTTAATATCTTCAGTTTCGAACTTTACCGTACCTATCAGCTTGCCATCGCGTATCTCGGCCTTGCCTATACCTATCACTGAATCAGGGTTAGGTAATCCGGCCCCGTAAACATCATGCTGGTAGCCTACTATGCCATTTTTGGAGTAATTGGTTAGATCCCAGCCCTCTACGTCCAGTATAGTATTGTGGCGGTCTTTGGTATTATCGCTTATTACAAATTCAGCCGTTCGATCTTCTACGTTAATATCTTGCAGGCCGTTTTTTATATGTCTTAATTCCATCTTTATTGTGTTAAAAGTTCTTTTATATCTCTGGCGATCTTGCCGTTTTGTTTCTCTAGCGGTTGGCTTGTAACCGGAGTCATATTAGCGGGAATGTAAAAGGTATCTCCGCCATCGTACCCGTTCATGTTCTCGCGGCTGCGTACCTCGTTAGGATTCATCCAGCCGTTTTGTATTGCTATCTTATTGCTTTCTGCCCGTTGCTTGGCATCACCCCGTAACAGTCCATCCACATTAAACTCGGCATAAATAGTTTCTTTTTCGCTCTCAAAGAATAGCTTGTCATTCAGCTCGCTCTCGAAGTTCACTAACCAGGGAGTTAAACTGAACTTTACAAAGGAAAGCACCAGCTCCGAGATGTTGGAAAATGTCGCACGCTCTAAATCGTAGAGCAGGGGAGGAGGCACCCTGAATAAACGTGCAATATCTGTTACTGAGAATTTCCTGCTCTCTAAAAATTGTGCATCCTGTGGAGGTACGCCCATCGGCTTTATGGTCATCCCTGCATCTAAAGGTAAAAAGTTACGTTCACCCCTTGCTCCGGTGTATGTGTTCATTGTGGCGCGCAAGCGTTTTAAGCCTTCCTCTGATAGCTGCCCTGAGCCTTCAATAGCATAATCAAGCTGCATACCCTTGCCGTAAAAGTTGGCTCCGGTCTGTTGTTCAGCTATTCCTAGTCCTAAATTTTCTCTGGCGATGGTAATAACGCTTTTACCCTTTATGCCGTCAAAGCCTAGTCCTTTTATGTGTACCACATTCGAGCTATCTGTTACCATTTCGCCTTCCTGGGTGCGAAACACGTACCATAACTTGCCATCTTGCATCAGTGGTTTAACGTCTTTAGGCCGGAATGGTGTTAATTGTGTAGGCCGTTCGCTTACGCGTTCAGATATTAAGGAGTAGTGATTACCCCAAAGCAATACATCGGTCATAACCAGCTGCCTCCACTGGTACGAGGTCATGAACTTGTTAGGCTTATCATGTATCAGCCTATAAATAGGGTGCGATTTTAGTATCTGTTTGGTATCGGTACTCTCAAACACTTGTAAGGGCAGGCTTGCTACTGTTTCAGATATTAGGCGAACCGCCGAATAAACTCCTGGAAGTTGTATTGCCGTTTCCGGTGTTACCGTTGCCCCTGCTAGCGAGGAGCCAAAGAAGTCAGAAAAAAAAGGATAGTTCCCTAGCGGAGTATTAGGATTCTCCGGCGAACCTCTAAACAGAGATTGAAACGATGGCAGATTATCAAATATGCTCACTTCTCATTTGGCGGGAATCTAACAAGTATTAAAATTAGGCATATTAACGCAAATATAGCACCCAAAGTCCAATAAAACAAACTCAGGGAATAGGTAATTACCAGAATTAACGCAAATACCAGCAGCCAGGTTACAATATTATGTACGTTTTTACCCATTATGCAAAGTTATTATTAATTAATTCAGTTTGATATTCGTCATTTTTGTGATGCTGGCTCCAAATACTGTTAGGTGTTGGTTGTAATATTAGCCAGTTAGCCGGATGTGCTATGCAAATAACAGGAATATTTAAGTTATTGGCCTTGATCCCTACCCATATATCCGCCATGTTCTTGCATTTAAAGTCCTCGGCGGTGAATTGTATGGTGTCGGTATGGAAGGCCATCACCCCCGTACCAGGTATCTGTACTTTGGTGTCATGAGTTAATAGTTCATCGCACCTTATTTTTTCCAAAGCTCCATGATAGTAAGACTTGGCAGGCGGTGCGAAGTTCTTGCCATGTACTGTAATTATATTATTGTCAATCTTTGACTTTAGCTGCTCCACATAATCAGGCGGATAGATCAGGTCATCATCGCAAGAGAAGTAATACCCTCGCTCTAAAAACAATAGCTTGCCCTGATCGCCTACGTTAGCGGTCCGCCGGGTGCGGATCTTGGCATCTATACACCAGCCAGGCACTTTATTGTAGTCATTTAGCCATATATTGATCTTGTCTACCTGATCATAAAGACTTTTTACTGTTCTTTTTAACAGTTTTTCCCTATTCGGAAGCGTTGCTATGTTTGCAGTTATGGTCAATACTAATAAATTGGCGGCCTGTCCGGGTTCATTTTGCTCTTATGCTCGGTCTGATGTGTTAAATTCTCCTCTGATATATACATATACCAGCCTTTTTTGTGTAGCGTATTGCTTATTTGCGAACCTACACCGGAGCCTAGTAGCGGATCGGCGGCCCATCGGGCCTGATCAACTGGCTTCAGCTCGCCTAATTCAGTAAAGAACCTGCTCTCACAAATGAATCTCATATCCACGTAGCCAGTATTATATACTTCGCCTTCCTTTTTAGGCTTCACAAAAGTCCAGCACTCTCGCCATTTGCGTTCATTGTTTACGCTTGGCATCAGTGTAATCTTCTTAAAATTAATAATCCCTTGCCACTTGTTAATAAGTTTGTTAAAAAAATTATCGCATATAATGTCATCGTCTGGAATCATAATGTAATACCGTGCCTTTACCCTTGCTCTAAAGCACTTATTCACCAAAGCCCAGTACTTTTTTTTGCCATAGTGATCATGTACAAAGTAGCGGAGCTTTAAAAGTGCCTTGTATTTACTGATAACAGGAAAGTAATTGCTTGCAGAGCCATCATTATGTATGTGAATTACCGTATTAACAGGCTCCTGATCGGCTATTTGCTTTAATAAATCGCCTAACATGCCGGGCCTGTTATAAGTAGTAATAAGAATATTTATATTATACATATTGGCAGCCGTAATCTTCAAAGGCAATTAAACTAAATGCATCCAATATATTAAAGTCCTTCACCTTTTTGGCTTAAACAGTATCCATGCCATTATCAGTGCTGCTAATATCCATGAAAATATTACTATCTCAATCATTCCTTCACTATTCCCAGAATTTCCAGTACTCCTTTTTATACCACTTCACCCGGCGCGGGGCCTGGTACTTCTCAGAGAATTGGAATACATCGTCTTTATATACCTTGATAGTAAAGACAGGACTAGAGGCTTTTGGTTTCATATATGCTCGTAACTTTCTCTTCCCAGCTGAATACTGATCTGCCGATTGCCATAATTGCAGCAACCGCCCCATCAATTTTATCAGAACTTCGCTCTTTGTCTGGCTTTATGTTCCCGCTTGGATCGTGTCTTAAAGTCATGTTGTTTACCATCCAGGTTAATACCGGATTGCCTCCATGATTTAATTTCTTTTGCAGTATTAGCTTCTCAAATTCCTTAGTTGCCGGGCTCATACTTACAAAGCCTTGCCTAAATTCTACCATATTGGCCCCCTCATTTCCAGCCCCCAGGTTAGTTACTATCTGTGTCGAGTTCCAGGGATCGTAAGCAATCTCACGAATATCAAACAGGCTGGAAAGTTCTATTATCTTATTTTCTATAAAGTTGTAATCCGTTATGTTTCCCTCAGTAGCTTTTATATATCCCTCGTTTACCCAGGCCCTTATTTGATCTGAGTTTTTTCGATCTTCCAAAGTGTCGTAAGGTATCCAGAAGTAGGGCAGCAAGTTGTAAATATCTCCATCACGAAATACAAACACCAAAGCGGTGAAGTCGCGAGTGCTGGCAAGATCCAAAGCTCCGATGCATTCGCGGCCCTTGTAATCATCTTCCTTTATTGCGTAAAGATTGCAGGCCTCCCAATCCGTTGCCCGGATAAATACGCTCTCCTGGGCTACCCACATATTTAAGTGGAATCTTTTAAAGTTGTTTAAATAACTATTTTCGTTTTTTGCCCTTTTAGCGTGAGTCTTCATGTACTCTTTAGTAACCGATATGCCATAATTAGGGTTAGCTTTTATCCAGGTGCTTTCCTTAAAGGGATCGTCATCGTCATCGGCTCCGTAAATAACAGGTAAAAAGGATTCGTCTTTTATAATACCCTCCTTGACTTGCCTTGCGTATTCGTGCATCTCCCATGCAAATTCACCCTTCTTGCGTATTCCGGCAGTGGTAATTATGAAGGTCAAAGGCTGCGAACGTGAAGCAGTTCCGCCCTGCAAAGCATCGTACAAGGCCCTTGACTTCCATATATGCAGCTCGTCCATAAGGAGGCCTGAACAATTGTAC